TTCGCCTCCCGAATCTGTCCACCGATGCGTCGTCGCATCCGAGTCGCGCGCTTTTTAGCGAGTCGACTATCCCACTCCAAGTTCTCCACGTCGATTGTTGGTCGTTGTGTCTCCATCTTGCTTCATCACATCTCCCTTCTTTTCTTGACAAAACTGAATTCGTTTTCTAAAAACGAAAGATAAAAACGAATAGTTGCAAATACAACCAATGAATCGTATGAAACTTGTCGATCTATTTGCGGGGACTGGTGCATTTTCCTACGCATTTGGCAAGTATGGTGTTGAAACAGTATTTGCAAATGATATGTTGGACTCGTCTAAGGAAATTTACGATGTAAACTTTGATCACAAACTCACAAAGGGAAATCTGATCGACATACCGCCGTCAAGTATTCCTGCTCACGACATTTTAACAGGGGGGTTCCCGTGTCAACCATTTAGTATTGCTGGACGACAAGAGGGATTCGACGACCCGCGATCAAACGTGTTTTGGAAGATATTGCAAATCGTCGACTTTCACAAGACGCCGATTGTTATTTTGGAAAATGTTAAGAACCTCACATCCCATGACAATAAGAAAACGTTCCAAGTTATATTGGAGCAACTTGCCGAGCGTGGTTATCATGTTCGTTATAAGGTATTGAATACTGCGAGAATCACCGGTATACCTCAGCATAGAGAACGTATATACATTGTTGCAATGCGTTCAAAAGAGTTGTACGATCGATTTACACTCGACTTTCCGGAACGCCCTATGAAAAAAATTACAGAAATTCTTGAGAAGGACATTCCCGAAAAATACTACTACACTGAATCTTCTGGAGCATGGAAGTTGTTGAAAGACGTAGATATGAAACCTAATACAGTTTATCAATATAGACGAGTATACGTTCGCGAAAACAAAAGCGAGGAGTGCCCGACGTTAACTGCAAACATGGGTTCTGGAGGTCACAATGTTCCGATCGTCCAAGATACACATGGAAAAAGAAAGTTGACTCCGCGCGAGTGTTTCACATTGCAGGGATTTCCTTCGTCATACATGCTTCCAACCATCTCAGACTCAAAACTCTATGGATTAGCGGGTAACGCAGTGTCTGTCCCCGTCGTTGAACTCATTGCGGAACGACTCGTGGGTTTAGTAAATATTCCCTCAAACGAACCTGTATAGACAACTTCACAGTGATCTTTAATCTGAGGATACAATGACTCCCATCCAATATGAGGTCGTGCTCCTCGCTCACATTGGTCTCCAAACGTTTCTCCACCACTTTTGCGCTTGCTTTGCTTTCCACTCAACTTTAATCCCTTCCAAACAGGATGTGATGGATTGAGTTCCGTGCGATAAACAACATATCTATCATCTATCCACTCGCGCGCGTCCAGAAAATACAAGACATCCCAAGTCTTGTTAGGTCCAAATGAAGAGGGACCGCTTGATGTAAAACATTTACATTCCTGGACGTTTTCTACAGTTGACCATAAATCACCATTCTTGCCCTTCATCATTTTTGCCCAAGAACAATCAACGTTACGATGGTTGCGTATTACAAACTTGACTATATTTTCAGAAATGTCTTCTGGCATGTTTGGAAGACGAATGAGTCCTTTGAGAGCTTTTTTCTCCGCTAAGCGTTCAGTGTAATATCTTATATACGAGCGCATATTTCGTCGTAGCACCTCCTCGGTGTATTCATCGCCCGAAGATGAAGTTGTTGGCATGACCTGCATACGAACACTTCCTTTGTTCTGAAAGAATGGATGCATTTTACATTTGGGAACGCAATGATCCTTTTTTGACAAAACTGAATTCGTTTTCAAAACGAAATCGTCTTTCTACAGAACAAAACTCTCGTATGGCGTGCGAACTCTGTCCAACCCGAGGAAACTTCATGGAGCCGTGTCCAACCTGCTTGCCTCCTCCGCTCAAGTTGGAGAGGCAGTTAACCGAATCCAAATGGGAATACGGAGAGGAAACGATGAAACAAGACATCCAACGCAAGGAGTTGTTGGTTGCCCAGTCGGGTCATCATATTTACAAGGTTGTGCGTCAAGGTGACTCGCTTATCCGTGTCTACGGAAACGAGTCGTGCTCGGACTGTAGGCGAAACGATATTCGGTACCCTAAATTCGAGAGTCTGTATCGTGTGTGTGGATTTCTCTGTGGAAAGTGTGCGACTTCTAAATAAATGTGGGAGTGGTTGCTTTTGTTGCTTGTCCTTCTTTTTGCCGTCTACTTCTGGGTGTCGCAAACCAAACCTGCGGCACCGGGGTGTGGTGCGTGCGCAAAGCGAAAGAATGTTGAAGTAGAATAAAATGGACGATGATTATGCTGCTTCTATCAAACTCGGTGGGTCTCCTGCCTGTCCGTCGGGCAAGATTCGTCGTGTCGGATACACCACTCGCAAGGGGACGCGTGTGAAGTCTGCGTGTATCAAGGACCGTGGGTCGAAAGGTCGCTGGCGCACTGTCAAGAGGATGTTGGGTATCGGTCCTCTGAGTCGCGGTGACCTCATTTCGCTCGGATACAGTCACACCAAACCCACCGCAGTTCGTCACGAGGTCATTGACAAGGCAGTACAAAGGTATGGGCGCAACAAGACCATTCGCAAGTTGAATGCCATCGCGACCTACAGCAAGCGCACTGCCCCGACCCGTTCCATGGTCTACAAGCGGGACATGCACTACGTTCAGAAGAAGTATTAGATAAGTATAAATGGCGCGTAAGATGAAGATTCCCATCTGGGTGTATGCGGTCGCAGGTGTTGTCGTGTTGGCGATCGTTGTTTCGTTCGTATCCACACCCATGATGAGTGCGACGTGTCCGGGAACGTATATTTACTGCCCCGGCGTAGGTTGTGTGTCCGGCAAGGACAAGTGTTTTGCAGGTGCCAAGGGTGGACCCACCAAGGTGTTCTCGCGAGAGACCTTTGATGCCCCGAAACCCAAGGGATGGCAGGATGGATGGGAGAAGACCATCCCCCAGATGTTTGGAAAGTGGCCGGGAAGTGGTGTGAAGAGCGTGCCCCCCGATTACGGGAAGGAGACGTTCGTCAGCAAGACGTGCCCGGATGGGACGCGTTCGGATGGACCTTGTCTGTTAGAATTTCCTGACTTCTAAGTAAAATGGGCTACACATACATGCTAACGACTGCACTGTTGTTTTTCATTCTGACCCCGGGCATTCTGCTGAGTTTGCCGCCGGGTGGTTCCAAGATGGTCGTAGCGGCAACCCACGCGGTTGTCTTTGCGGTCGTCCACAAACTCCTCCACATGTATGTCTATTAATTTCTTGAATCTAGACAAACCATGTACATCGAGTTGTTGTTGTCTGCGATCCTCTTCTACCTGTTCGTTCCGGGTGTCCTGCTGAACCTCAGCACCCCCTTCACGTCCCCCGCCGTGACCCACGCCATCGTGTTCGCGTTGGCCTCCGGTCTGGTTCTCCGCAGTCTCCGTGGCGTTGCCCGCGGTGTCGGTCTCCGCGGTGGTTTTTAAAGCATCTTCATAGGTTCTGACGCATCGCGCGACACGAGCAACTCCTTCATATGCGAAGGTTGAAAATGCGCATCCACAATCTTCTTCACAACATACGGATCAAACGTCTTACACGAAAACACATCTAGGTACATGTCGTTGGATTCCTCCACGAAATGCGCACAGATATTTGACGTCTCAATCAACTGGACGAGTGTGTATCCCTTCTTGTTACCGGTTCCAAACATGACAATCTGCGGTTCTCCGTAGGCGACCATGTTGATATCCTTCACGAGCGTCTTGGTGAAGAGATGGATGTTCTCCTTGGAACGGATGGTACGCGGCATACAGTTGCGTGCATTGAGAATGAGATGATAACCCCAGGTCATTTGGATAGTGAAGGATTGATATATGTAAACTTAAACGGGAAACGACTACTTCTCTTAATGGCGTTCCTCACGCAACTTACTGGTGTTTCAGGTGGTCCTCATGGAAATGGGCACTATGTCTTGTGGATTTCTCCCAAGGTCTTCAACGACCTTCCTATCAAGATGTGGAAGTACAACCGACCTCCCGATGAAGACCGCGTGAAGGAAATCCGCGCATACATGGAGACATCAAATCGTATGGATGGTATCGTCTATCTTGCGTGTCTCGGCGACGAACTCGTTTGCTATGAGTCCAACCACAGACGTCAGGCACTCAAGCAGATGGAGGATGTCTCGAATATGTCCCACATTCTTGTCGACGTGCTCGAAAACGCAACACACGAAAAGATACGCGATGAGTTCAATCGATTGAACAAAGCAGTGTCTGTTCCCGAAATTTATGTGGTGAATGAACCTGAAATTAGCGTTGAAGAACTCAACGACCTCGTGAAATCGTTCTGTAAGAACTACGCCTTCTGCAAGGTCAATACCAATCACCCGCGACGACCTCACTTCAACCGAGATATGGTGGCGGATGAGTTCTATCGGGTGATGAAAGAGAACCATATTGGAGTGGATGAGTTTGTGAAGCGTCTCACAGAACTCAACCGCCGCATGTCGTTTCGCGACAAGGCAAAACTCAGTCCTAAAATCATTGAAAAGTGTCAGCGGTCAGGTCTTTGGTTGTTCGCATGGTCGTCGAAACTGAATGCAAAGGAGTTGATCGAATGAAAACGAATTCACTTTCAGTCTATTAATCACATTGTATGTAAAATGCAAGGTAGCAAGGTAATTAGTCGTGTTGTCCCCGAAAGACATGGAAAGCGTTGGGAAGATGATGAGGATGAATACATCCTTAAACGCATCAAAGAGGGTGCACTTCCCTCTACTATTGCGAATGAGGTGAAGCGAAGTACCGGAAGTATCATCCGCGAACTCAAGAAGTTAGCATATGAACAGGTGAAATCGGGCGAATCAATTGAAATCGTTGCTGAACGAACTGGATTGATGGTTGATGATATCAATGAGTACATTGAGCACAGAGATATGGCAGAAAAAATCAAGAAAACTCCCAAAGAACCGAAACCACCTCAATCACGTCCATTCTTTCTTAACAAACCAGAGGAAACAATGATAGATGTATTAAAAGATATCCGAGAACTTTTGCGCGAACTTTTAGATAAAAAGAATGGTTCGGGGGATCTCTAATCACCACGACGGCGTGTGCGACGACCTGCCTTCTTCATCTTCACGAGTGTTTCAACAGCAGGTTCCTGTTCCTTTGCGATTTCAAGACCCTTTTTCGCCTTCTCGAACGAACTGTATCCACGCATCTTCATATTGTCTTGGTAGACATACCACTTGCCGTTCTCTTCCTTGATGGTGAATGCACCACCCTTCATTTTCATCTCTGCCAATGTCAGAGATGCCTTCGCTGTTGCGAGTGCCTCCTTTGCCTTTTCAAACGAATCGTATGCCTTTGACTTGGTACTGCCAACGTGGATGTACCACTTGTCACCCTCCTTCTTGATGCTGTGCGCACCTGCCTTCATTCCGGAGAGAGTCATTGCTGCACGGATGTCCTTGCCCTTCTCCACTGCCTTCTTTGCCTCTTCAAAGGACTTCAATCCACCCGGACTCTTCTGACCGTTCACATAAATATACCACAACCCATTTTCCTCCTTGATACGCGTGTGCGTTCCACCACGACGCGTCTTGCGACGACCCCGCTTGCCTCCCAACGGAGAGCGAAGATTGGCAGTGATTTCCTTCAGCATATCTCCAAACGCATCCGACGTTGTGGATACACCCGCATCCTCCGCTTGCTTGTAGAGTTTTTGGTAAAGCGCAGCATCCTCAGCATTACGCATGACCGTGTCGTTCACCTCGTCTTCGGCAGATTCGTTCGTAAGTTCTCCAGACTGGATGCGTTTCTGGACGGAATCCAAATACTTTGCGAGTGATGCACGTGTCATTTATCTATAGAACAGAAAAACGAATGTCTGTTTCGCAAGTTGGGTCTACGTATGGATTCCCTTATCGCAAACACCCTGCTTCACAAGTCTAGCGGAGAACGAGCACGTCTCATTGGAAGTGCGCGACAACACATCAAGGATGATAACTTTATCAATCTCCTCAATCTCATCGACATCAATGACCGAAAGGGTGACCAGATCCGAAAGGTCTGTCGCCAGTTCAATGTCTTTATCGGAATCCGACCACAGGTCGAAGCATGGTTGCGCTCCTAATCCGTCGGTGTAGATAGAACCCAACGCCATCAAACGAGTCAAACAACGGAATTGATGAATGAAGTCTTTTTCTGTCTATACAACGCTCCATGTCAACAACGCAAAGTGTAATCGGAGCACGAAAGCGTGAGAGCAACCCTACGAGTTCATTGAGTTGTTCTGCTGTATCTGGAGTTGCTACAACCTTGTCCTGGTTGCGGTCCAATGTCTTGCGAATCAGAACAACGGGTTCTGTTCCGTTGAGTGTCGCATACAATCGTTCGAATCGGCGCTTGTATTTTTCACGGACAACCGATTCTTCTTCCGTGTCATGGACAGTTTTCATATGGGGACTTGTCAGCACGAAGTCGTTTGTTCGAAACGTATCCAACACGAACTCCAGATTCGACCACACCCAATCAAATGGATGAGACGGACCCGGATAATGGTCGCGGAGAAACAACCCCACATAGCAGTTGCATCCCAGACTGATGACTTTCATTTGTTATACACTCGAAATGAACTCCCAACGAAGGTAATCGCAAATCTTTTTCCAGATTTGGTCGTGTGCTATAAGTCTGTCACGCGACTTGAGTAGCGGAAAGTATATCTTGTATTCGTCGAGCTCGAGAAGCTCGAAGAACTTGTAGAGGATGTAGGAGTAGGATAGAAAGTTGGTGCGGTCGTTGGGGCAATACAGCAGAAAAGGCGCTTGAATTTCCTGAAACATGGCTCGAATCTTCTCTTCAATTTCGGGGGTGATGGTAGGGGGCGGGTTTCCGTTAAGTCGACTAAGTATGTGCGCTCGGTGCTCATAATACTTGCTTCTGCCCAGTTTCTTTAAAATCTGACGTATATCTTCCTCCGACAAGTCTGCAATGTTGTTGATGCGGCGTTTGCGGATTTCCAGGATGACTTCGTTCATCACATCCTCCGGGATGATGGTGGATTCTTTTGCCTGGAACTGGTTAAGGATTTCATTCAGATGATTGATTTTCTTGTACGCATAGTTGTTGCGCTCCTTCGGTGGATCACGGAAGGATGGGAAGTCGGACACAACGAGGGCATACTCTTCGGATCCACAACGTGGACAGACTAGAATGCCTTCGGATGAAATCTCTTCGCGTGCCACATTGCACTGCGCACAGTGTTCAGTCAACAATTGAACAACTTCAGGTCCATTGGACAACTTCATACGCTGGACGTATTCATCAAACATCTGTTTGCGGGTATGACCGCTCTGTTCGGGAACTGCACTTGCGAAGAACTTTAGGAATGTGTTTGTGTCTTTCGGCAGCAGTGAGGAGGGTCCTGATGCACCCACATCCTGCTTTTTGTAGTATTCAATGAGGATGTCCATGTTCTTGAGGTAATAGTCCTCCACGGGATTTGCTTGGGCAAGTTCTTCTTCAATCTCGCGAATGCGTCCCTGTTTCCGCGTTGCCTCTACAACATCCTCCAGGTCATTCTGCGCATACAACAATGACACTTCTTGACGAAGATTACTCAGTTCGTCTTTCAAGGACAACTGCATCGTCGTCGACTCCCGTAGGGTCTGAATCACCTCCTGATGTACCGAGTCCAGTGTCCCCGTCTTTGGTCCGTTCGCTGTCTCCCGAATCTTCCTCACGCGGAACACATCCATTTATGAACTCTTTTGCTTGGTTCATGAAGACCCTATTTTGATACAGAATGGGTCGCTGACGACGAGTGGCAGATATGACGGTCTCCATATCCATGCTAAAGTTTTTGCAAACGTAGAGCAGACTTAAAAATCCACTGCGGTTGATACCTGCTTGACAATGAACAAAGATGGTCTGGTTGCCTTCTTGAAGAAAGTCGTGGAGAACTCGCTCGAATCGTGGATACCAGTGTAAAATATTGACATTCGGGTCATCCAACGCTTCAAGGACGTAATATTTGTCGGGATGTAGAGATCGAAACCATCGTGGAGAATGAATGGAAAAAGCACAGTTAATCACGTGTGAAATGCGGTACTTCTCTACAAATGCGGGAGTCAGCATGTTTCCAGACCCAACGAGAATACGCGGATGAAACCAAGCCGGGGCAAACGGCAACTGCATTGTATTAGTTCTCCAGCATACTTTTAAGCACCGCGCGCACCGTAGCATTTCGCTCTGTCAAGAGAAGAGTCTGAATATCCTCACGAAGTTCGGGGTCTGCTCGCATCATACCCTGAAGTGTATTCCAGTCGATATTCACACCTCGCAAGAGTCCAACGACATTGAACCCATGTTTGTGTAGAAATCGCATCTGCATGAGACACCACATGTAGGAGTTGTCCGTGTGGTCGTGGTATTGTAGAAAGGGGTTGAATGCGTCCGTATTGTCTATGTTGTCCCATGTATTGGCTTCTGTGATGGCTTCATACATATCGTGGAGCATCAGAGACTCCAACTTGCTGTATCCAATCTTCTCAAAGCGCTCCATTACGGTAAAGGCATTTCCACGAGAAACATTCGTTTTACATAACAATGTATGACGAGCGAACCATAGTTGGGTACATTCGAGAAGTTCGTCGGCAGAATCTTCTGCAAGAGGAACTCAAACGGATTCAAGGATTGATGCTGCAATCAACTCTTCACCCCCATGAAAATCCAGAACAGCAGGAGGTGAATGTGGCATGTCAAAATAGGTTGTTCAAAGCACTTTTAGCCGAGAAAGCCCGACAGGAAGCCATTGAGCAGATGAGTCAGAACAACAGCAGCGCCTCCAAGGACAGCGGCACCAGTCCAACTGACGACACCCCCCGAAGTATACGCATTCGGCACATACTGGAGCAGGAGGTTTCGCGGGGTTGACAAGGAGATGATGACACCTGCCAAGAAGATGGCGATGTAGAGCGTTGTGTTGGAAAAGATGAAGCGCATTGCTGGAAGACTCGGCTTGAAGGTCGGCGCCATTCCGGAGTGACCGGGCATGGGGACACTCGGCATCGGAATGACGGGGGAGGCGGATTGCGGGCCCTGCGGCATCAACAGAGAGTCCAAGGAGGTTGCGTCGTCCATTTGTTTATGATTAGGACGAGTTTTCGCAGTTGGAGTCTTCCACGCGATACTTGTAGCACTTTCCATCGACTTTCACAGTTCGATTGACAACTTCCGAAACAGGAAGAGCGAGCGTGCGAATCACTGAGTAGTCACGATGAAAGAGCAAGACCGAGATTCCGAGACCAATAATCATCGAGAAAAACGGAGATGCTCTTGCCAATGCGCGGGAGATGCGCTCGGTATTCATAATCTTATCCATTACTTACTTGCGAGAAGATTGAGTGAATCGGGTTCTGCGCTACACGGCACCTCATCAGCTACAAAGCGAACACATCCCGAATCCGTATGAAACAATCCACTGTCATGGGGTTGAGGCAGAATCTTTTGCTTTCGTGTCGGGGGCACGAACACTGTGGACAACAACATCCCGAAGATGACACCGGCAACAACCCAGCGAAGTTCGATCATTGTTTTACGCCGAGGTCTTTTTGCTTTCCATGTAGGCAGCAACCGCAGCAACCAGAAGACTGATGAAGAATCCCGAGTAGGGAATGAAGACAGCAGCAGCAGTCAGTCCATAGGCAACATACCGACTGTATCCAGATAGAACGGTTGTCTTGTAGGTCAACGCTACACTCGCTGCGAACAAGAAGGTCAAGACAATCACACTGAGAATCTTGAAGAGTTCCAGTGCGGTTCCGCCCAATCCAGGCAGTTCGAAGTCAATCTGGGGTGCCTTGATGGGTTCACTACCGGGTTCTTCGCCCATCTTGAAATATTGACCCTCGGGAACAATCGCGGTCTGCTTCTTACCGTTTGCATCAACGTAGTTCACGGTCAATCGTCGACCCTTGACCAGGTTCGCTGACGAGTTCAACACATTTTGTTTGTCCTCCAATCTTGACTGTTGCAACCGCGCTTTTGTTGACTCAATACAGTTGCTGTCGTTTGCGCTCCCGCATTCTTTCTCTGCCTCGTTTCGGATTTCTTCCTTTTCTTGGTCGGAAATTTCGATCTTCTCGGGACGAGTAACAATCGGAATCAAACTGGAATTCACAAGCACGTTGATTTTTCCATCCTTGATTTGATCCTGTATGGACTTGGTGATGTTTTGTGAAGACACCTCATCACCAAGGTATGCGCTCGTAATCTTCGCCATTGTTATGATGCGAACACGAGATTTCCGAGACCCGAGACGATACGCAAGAAGTTAATGGACTCTGCGTAGACACCCACATTGTAGGTGTAGACAAAGATGACATTGTCATTGGTCTGGACAACAGAGACGAGTTCACTCGGGTCATACAATCCAATCTGCGCGGCAGGAATCACAACAGGGTTCGCACCAAACAGGGTAGACTTCAACACGCAGACAATGGTGGAGGTTGTTGTTCCACCCGTAGACACCGACAGGGGAAGTGGTTGCTGAAGAGTGAGTCGCAAGATGACCTTGTTGTACATACTGCCGTTTGCTGCACCCGATGGTTGGTAACCTGAGTTGTCCAATGCAAAGGAATATTGAAAAATACCTGGAAGTTCTGGCGGTTCACCCGTCGTATGCTTGTACATCTGAAGCAACGAGAAGAATGGGAACGGTTTGGTCTGGAATCGCTCCTTCGCATCAAATAGGAGCAACCCGTCTGCGATGGAGTTCTTGGGGTAGACGGATGTAACCTGTTGCTGACCCGTTGTATAGAGTTGTGTCGCAACGTCCGTGCTGATTCCTGTCCAAGGAGCACGCTTCGGGTCCAACCAGTTCGTGTAGTTGTCCCAGTCGTTTGCGAGTATTCTGTCCGACCTCTGTGCTGCAAAGACAAGACGAGTTGTCAGGTTGAACATGGGTATTTCAAGATCAGTGTTTGCTCCAAACTGACCTTCTCGGTTCACATAACGAACTGTCTTGACAAGGAACGTTTGGTCTGCTCGTGCGAGTTGGTTCATCTCCATCTCCGTCAGGTAGATGAAGTTTCCTTCGATATAGGGATCTGGGTAAAAGGACGTAACCGTCGGATTGCTGGACTGACCCGTAGATGTCGGGGGAGACAAGAAGAGGTTCATGGGATAGTTTGTCGGGCGAACACGCTGTCCATAGGTCGGATTGCTCGCAGGACCCGATACAAATCCATTCTCACCTGTCAGAGTGCCTGTTGCGCTGTTTGTGATGGTAAATGTATTGGGAGTAGGAACAGACGCGATGGTGACACTTGTCAGATTGAAGAGATTGTTGGTCAATGCTGTAATTGACACCGTTGTTCCTTGTGCCAAGTTGTGATTGGATGCGGTCGTGTAGGTGATACTGGTTCCATTGCCCGTTGCTCCCGTCACAACAGCAACAACTGCGTTAGGGTTCACATCCACAACCGTATACAACTCATTCAGATTGCGAAGAGTCACGTTGATGTAGACTTCTGAGTTCTGAAGACTCACCAAGGGAAGAGACAACCCCGGATTCTCGCAGAACCAAAAATGCAGAGGAATCACCAACTGGCGCGACCGAATGGAGGGTTCAGGTGTTGTCGTCGCAGGCAATGCTGACGGAGTAGCAGTCGGACTGACCGCATGTGGATATTGGTTCTGCCGGTCAAAGGCATTCGCAGGGTCATACAACTCGGGAACATGTCCCACCATCTGGTCGACGATCAATCTCTTGTTCTTGTCGTGCGTGAGATAGGAATACATCTTCAACCACTCGCCGCGGAGAGTCTGAATGACCTGCCCATTCATCGTCAGCGTCACGTTGTCGATGAGGTTGTATCCAATGTTCTCAATCCATTGGAACTCGTAACCAATCGAGTTGGTGCGAGGGTCGTATCCAGCAGGAGGGACCGCACCATTGAGGTACTTGAGTGGGGACCAAATATCCGGAAGCGTCAGTACCAAGTAGCAGTCGTGGAGCAACTGCGCATACCGGTCAATCCGACAAGAAATTGTGCGCGTTCCCGTCGTAGAAAACTCCAGATTGGATGCCGTAAACGACATACGAATGTGTTCCATCGCAAAGTTGGTATGACGGCGATACACCGCCCGAAAATGGGTCATGGAAGGATTTCCATTGACTAACTCATTTTGAGCACCTACGCCCACTAATTGAAGCAAGCCACCAGGCATTTGTATTATGTTCTATCTAATCTTTAACCCGTTGTAACTCTGGTCGCCGTCACGCTAATTGGCGGGATAACATTGTAACGAACGATACCCTGCGTCGTTGTCGTCGAGAAGACGCCAGGAGCACCAGGCTGCCCTTGGTTCAGGCAACACAAACTGGAAAACGTCGCACCACCGCTTGCTCCGCCATTTGCGCCTTGAAACGCAGCGACAAAACGCTCACGCTGCTGTGCTCCGTTGGCAACTGCCGCAGTGTATACGTAGTTGTACTTGCGCGACTGCGGCGGAGGCGTCACGTGATAGGTTCGCGCAATGATGCGCTGCTTGTACTTTGTCAAATAATCCTGTGCCGAGTTAATTTGCATTATCATTTATACGAGAGATTATGGAATACTACAAATGAGGTTCGCACTCGTGAGCACACACGTAGACCAAACAACTGGGTATTCAAAGGTCGCCTACAACATGCTGAAGCAACTCGCAACTCTGTCGCCCAAAGTCAAGACCTTCCACTTCGGATTTCAACGCCACCCGGGTCGTCAGGGAATTCGCAAGGTTCCAGAGGGAGTTGTTCCCTACGACGCAGCAGCAAACGAGGACCCGAAGGAGGATGGGTTTGGGTTCAACAAGATTCAGGAATACCTCGATATGGTCAACCCCGATGTTGTGATGATTTACAACGACCCTCTTATCATCTGTAAGTTCATCGAGTCAATGAAGCACGAGAAGGCGAAGTCATCCTACAAGTTGTGGTTGTATGTCGACCAAGTGTATGAGGGTATTGCGCCACAGTTGATTAAGATTATGAACGAGCACGCTGACCGCATCTACTGTTTTACTGAGCACTGGAAGAATGTATATCTGAAGTATGAGAATGTTCCCGATGTCCAGGTGTTGGAGCACGCAGTGGATCCGACGATGTTCACCACGATTCCTCAAGAGACTCGCATGTCCATTCGCAAGAACCTCAACATTCCTGACAATGGAATTGTCTTCTTGAACGCAAACCGAAACAGTGAACGCAAGCGTCTCGACATCACTATTGCAGGTCTTGTCCGCGCAATGAAGAGGCGGCCAGATGCTCCCATTTATGGGATTGTTGTTACGGGTCTGAATCCACAGACTGGAGCATACTACGACCTACCACGTATCCTCATGGAGGAACTCACGAGTGCTGGTTTGGATATTCAGACATACCATCGACGCTTCATTCTCGTGGATTCAGCACCACCCAACATTCTTCTCGACGATGGCATCAACCAAATTTACAACGCCGCAGATGTGGGCATCAACACAGCAGACGGCGAGGGATTTGGACTCTGTCAGTTGGAGCATATGTATGTCGGTGCACCGCAGATTGTAGTGGACACAGGAACCTACCGTACCTTTATGGACGAGAAGGTTGCCGAGTTTATCAAACCGGGTGAGCGTGTGTATTTTGCAGGTGGTATGCCACTTGGGTTCTATGCCCCGAATGTGTCTGCGGAAGAGACTGCGAATGCGATTGAGCGGATGGTGGATACACTGGAGGAGAAGAAGCGCAAGGTCAACTCCTATCATTTCCGCAGTTGGGCAACGGTGTGCGATTCCTTCCTAGAGGATGTTCTTACGGCATCGGGTAAGTAGTGTCGGGTAACCACCGTATCTGTGTCTTTGAAATCAGTTCACCCACACGAATGAGACGTTCGTTGTCTTCAAACGCAGGACCATCATAGACCTCCTTGCTCTCAGGGTCAATCAAAAACACCATTTGCTTGATAGCGACTTTCTGTAACTTCCGATGACGGCGCTGCATGTTGCGTAAATACGTAACATCCAATACATCCGTCTTTCCATTGGGTTTGAAGGCAAGGTCTTCGCCCGTTGTTGTGCTGTCAAATCGCATACAGGTCAACACAGGACTTTCCCGACTGTGAAACTTGCGATGGATTTCACAATCGACTGCTGCCTGTTTGAGGAGCGTGGAGATGCGTTGGTTGACCTTCTCCTTTTCATATGCCTTCTCGTACAGGTATTCGTCTGTGCTCATAAAGACCTGCGTGGGTTCGCCTTCGTAGCGCTTCGTTTCTGTGTCATTTCTGCGAATCGGCACAACATTGTTGGCGCCTTCTGTGGATTTTGCCTGTGCTTCCGTGAAGACACTCACATAGAAACTGATACGCACGGTCCGTTGGTCCATCGGCAAGCGAGCATGCGAACAAATACGAATCGCACGACCGACCACTTGGTCATGGCGAGCAGGATTCCAGTGCGGTTCCATGATGTGAACATGTCGCACATTCTCCAACGTGATACCTTCTGCACCTGCCGATGACGCCATGATGAGACACAGCATCTTCTTGTCCCGACCTTGGATGGATGCCTTGAGACTGGGTGGAAAGTCATCGCTGAAACTTCCGTTGAAGATTTGGCGCATGTATTCGCGCTCTTTTTGGTCTTCCAATCCTGAGTAGAAGGCATACGCAGGTTTTGCGGGGTCCAATGCCGGGTCTTCCACCCACTGGTTGTTTTGCTGAACAATCTTGTAGCGCTGCCATCCGTTTGCGTCCAGCACCGCAGAGAAGACACCCAATCCTTCCAACTGACGGTAGTTGGAGTAGACAAACTGATTGTTCCAGTTCTCACCCAATGCTTCTGTTGCATTCTTCAACATGCGGCCTAATTTGGGTCCAAAGGTCTCCAGTGCCTTGGGAGACAGATAGCGTCCTGGGTCTGCGCGCAACCTGTTGAGGATGGCTTCTTTGGAGGATTCGTCATCCTGGTCCTCGTTCTCCAGCGTCTTGTCGTCCTTGCGGAGTTCAGGTGGTACAGCATAGTTGCATGCCAAACGAGACTTTACGCGATACGACTTCATTTCGTCATCTGTTGCAGTATCGACATTGGTCTTGCGACGACTTCCCTTGAGTTCCTCCCAACGTACATCGAGATAGCGACCAAACTGCTCATTGGACATCTCCACCTTTTCGAGTGTTTTGTCGTCGTCCACTCGCTTTGGAAGGAGGCGTTCATCCGCACCCTTGAAGTAGGAGACCAATCCCTGAATGCGCCGCTGAAACAACAGACCATTTTTGATGCTGAGTCCATCCAAAAACATAGAGGCAAACTCTTCGGGGTCTGTGGGCAAGCAACTCAATTCTTCCGTGCTGATGCGTTCCGTGTCGAGTTCGGCACCACCCACATCACTTTCAAACTTGGACTTCCATGACATCACCCACTCCTTTGCGTCGCGAATGTACGTCATATCCTTCATGTACTGAACCGCAATTCGCTCACCCTTGTCGTTGTAGACGCTGCGGAACTGCGGTGGGTTTCGAGTTAACAGCAAATACTTCTGAACAGTGTTGTATTCGACCGTATCCATATCGGGCACGTCGCGCAAGACGCTCGTCATCTTCTCCTCGTCCCATGTCGTAATTGATTTCACGGGGATGGTGAATCGCTCAATCGGTCCACGCAAGAGGTTCATCAGAAACGCAATCTCTGTAGGTCGGTTGATAATCGGTGTTCCCGACAACGCAACCACCTTGCAGTTCTTCGCCCGGTAGATGACATCGTAGAGTTTACGACTTATCTCAGACGCATTAACGATGCGACTGATGAAGTTATGAACCTCGTCAATGATGACAACGCTCTCGTCATACGGATTTGAACCATCTGTAGGGACATACTTGCTTATATTGGCGCTAGACAAACCGTTGTAACGGATGAAGGTAAATCGCTGGTTGATTTGGTCTTCAATCTGGGCACCAATCGCATCTTGTGCGGTCTTGGGAAGGTTCTTGAAGTTGGGTTCTTGCCCGGGTATCGTCGTAAAAAAGCGACCGTTGCGGTCCAGAAAGGTGTCGCTGATACCCAGTTTCTTTGCTTCTGTGCGCGACTCGGGGGTCACAGGTTGTTCGCGCCAGTGCTGGTCGTAGGCATAAATCGGGTCGCCACACTTGCGAATTTCACCGCGGTAGTTGGACTCGAGCGAGGCAGGGAGCATGACGAAGATTTTACGCGTCGACAGCAGGGACTCGGCGACCGCAATGGACGTACATGTCTTGCCTGACCCGAGACCATGATACGCGAGAACTCCGCGGTAGGGTGTCTCGGCACTCAAGTAATCACGAACAATCTTCTGATGCGGCAACAACTCACGGGCGCCGGCACCTCTTGCTAAGCACAAATCGGTATCCTTGTCTTCTTGGTCGGTAGGTTGGCGGGGGTATTTGAGGAAGATTCGTGTGATAGCATCGGCAAACGCCTTTCGATTGGGGAGAACATACGGCATTGTTTTTCGTTGCGATTTGATAATGGGACCACTGACACGAAAAAATCATCGTATGTGGATGGTGACCATCTATTTGTTTTTGATGGCGGGGTTCCTCTATCTCCAACCCAGCGTTGCGTTTGGAAGAGAGGGACGTATTCGTCCATTTGGTACTGTTGAAAAAGAAGCAACCATCTTCCCTCTGTGGTGGTGGATTTTCATCATCTCAACCGTCTCCTATATGCTCACAGTCCTTCTCGCAGGTTTCAAGTTTAGGGGTTAATTACTCTGTCTCATACATCTCCACCACGTCCTTGAGTTGACTGAGCATACCCATACGCTCGACATGATGAGGACGAACATGTGCTTGTGCCTCGGCAAACGTCTTCCATGCGATTCCGGAGATTTCTCTCCGTTGCATGGGTGTGAAGCGCTGAGCGAGGTTGATGAGTTCTGGACGCTTGAGAAGAGCAACAAAGTAGACGTGTCGATACCGCACACCGTTCAGACCCATAAAGGTTTCCTCCAGCGTAATGTTTCGTAGAATCACATATGCCTCGCGGGGTATGTTGGTCTCCTCATTGAACTCGCGAATTGCACAGTCCAGGTCGGTTTCCGCACGCATGCGACGACCCTTTGGGAACCCCCATTCGGGTTCAATATACGGAGATAGGTTGTTCGCCATCAGTTGGACTCGGTTCAAACTGTTAAACTTGTCGCGAGACACAGGATAGTCGCTGGAGTTTCGGTCCTCGCCCCATAACTGCTTCCAAATAACATCAAACGGTTCGCAGGCAATCAATCCCTGCTCCTTGATGGTCATGTTCCGAAACAGTGTGCCGAGATAGTCAAGGTTCGTCGGGTCATACTTCCCACGCATAAACTCAGCAAAACTCATGCTGTCCTTGCGACGAATCATAAGTATGTTCATCTGGTTGGCATCTACGGGCAAGGTAGGTCTATCTATGAGAAACAACCCGCAGGACAATACAGGATCTTTACATGTTCGGAACAGATGTCCCTTCTGTCCACAGTTGTTACAATACATTGCGTGTGTGTGAGTAGCCGAACCATTGGTTCGTTTTTCCATTGCTATAGTCAAGATGTTGTTAAGAAAGTTCCTTCGTAAACATAAATGGGACTGTTCTCCTCAAAACCGGCAGCGCCTCCGCCAGATTCTGGGTTGTTTGGACCCTCTCCATTGATGGCGCCACCGCCACCGCCCATGACATCTCGCTTCGGAGGCATTCTGAAGATAGGTGTGGTAGTGGTGGGTGTGATTTTCTTGACCATATTGGGCATCTCGTTCTACAACTACCTGCGACGTAGACAGGGTCTACCCGAACTTGCTTTCCGCGGCAAGGAAGGGTCATCGGGTGACAAGACACCTGCGCCAGTCGATGGTAAGGTGCGAACGGTCATTCCAGCCGGTGAACTTCCGACGTCCACATCCGTTGATTACGGTGTTCAATACTGGATGTACATTTCGGACTGGGACTACAAGTTCGGTCAGTCCAAGCAGGTGCTGTCTCGTGTTTCTCCCACCTCGCCGTCTACATTCGGTCCTCGCATTACGCTCCACCCCACGGACAATGCACTCCAAGTCCAGGTGAGTATCTTCCCGACAGGACAGACTGCGGGAGCAGCGACACCGGATGCTGGAACAACGGGAGATACCTTTACCTGCACGGTAGAGAACGTGCCCCTCCAACGATGGTTCTCTGTGTCTGCGACGGTGTTCCAACGCAACATGGATATCTACATCAACGGTCGCCTTGTGAAGTCATGTGTGTTGCCCGGTGTTCCCAAACCAGCAGTGGGCGATATGATTTTGAACGATGCGGATGGGTTCTCGGGTTCTCTGTGCAATGTCCACTACTACACACGCATGTTGACCCCGAGTGATGCGAAGGACTTCTTTGCTGCGGGAACCAACTGCCGAGCACCCACGCCAACGACGGTCGACCCCGTCGACAAGGACTCGTTCTTTGTCACCCTTTTCGGATACACCTTCCGATTTTCAACCCTCAACAAGGAAGGAAAGGAACTTAGTAGTTATACTTTTTAAACAGTAATGCGCATTTTACTGAAGTGTCCAACTCGCTCTCGTCCGCAGAGAGTTCTTGCGACGCTGACGAAGTACATACAACTCGCAAATCACCCTGAACAAATCGGGGTTGCGATTTCGTGTGACGTAGACGATGTGTCTATGCAGAAGAATCTTGTTCAAGAGGAAATCCATCGCGTATTACGACCATGCGAGTGGAGGAACATCTATTTCAGTGAGAACCGTAGCAAGATTCAAGCGTGCAATGCCGACATGGACCGTATCGAATACAACTGGGACATTGTGGTGTTGGTTTCCGACGATATGGTTCCGTGTATCAAGGGATATGATGATGCCATCCGCAACTACATGACTGCGCGCCATCCGGATACGAATGGAATCCTTTGGTTTGATGATGGGCATCAGGGATACAACCTGAATACACTATGTGTGTTTGGTCGCAAGATGTATGAAGAGTTTGGGTATATCTATCACCCGAGTTACAAGAGTTTGTTTTGCGATACAGAGTTGACGGACCTATGTAAGAGTTCTTTGAAGGACCGCACTACCTATATTCCCTATTGCATCATTCGCCATGAGCACCCCGGAACAGGTTACCAGCAATACATGGATGCCCTGTATGAGAAAAACCAGAAGTATTGGAATGAGGATATGTACAACTACATTAGTCGGAAGCGTTATCCTTTTCAGATGTCTTTCTTAGTTCCAACTATCGCGGGTCGCGAGAACTCATTGAAGAATCTCATGGCATCCATTCGTGAAAAGATGACACGTGTTGCTCCCGATCTTTCCTATGAAATCGCAGTTGATTTTGACAACCGAGAAATCAGTATCGGTATGAAGCGACAGCGATTGCTAGAGAGCGCACAAGGAAAGTATATGGCATTTGTAGATGATGATGACAACATCACCGATGCGTATGTAGAGGATT